CTTTTGTTTAGAGCACGCTTGCGTGTTACTAACGTGCTGGCTAGGCCTACACAGATTATGTAGGTCGTAGAGTGTGACAAACCAGGTCTATACCTGGCCGTCACCCCCCTCGGGTCATACCGAGGGCGGCAAGGATACTAATCTGATAAGGGGATAAACCATCCCAAGTCAGACCAAATCCAAAGGGGTTAGCTTGTCGACGCTTTTGAGCTACATGCTCAATAGTCGTTACGGCTGTAATCTTGTTTCCGTTAACCGTCGTGCAGTTATCTTCTAACGTGCACGTGCGGGTCACTTTCGTTTCCTGCATTACATAGCCGTATTGCATAACCAGGCCGTCGAAAAGGAACATACGAAGATTCGAGAGAATATCTCCCGTATTCGTGAACCAATCGACAAACCAGCTCCATGGAGTCAGCTCCCATATCCTGTCAGGGGTTGGCGTGATACCGAGTAATCGGTCAGCCAACTTGACATGGTACCAGAGCTTGTCCATTGCTGAATCGGGAACAGGCAGATTGTAGATAAAGCAGCCAGAGAACCACACTCTCGTGTGAACCTCTTGCCGCCATCTGCGAGTGCCCCCGGCACCTAGGAACTTGCTGGAAGGCAGCGGGTCTGTGTAAGACCCTCCAACTGCCGTATTACCAGTAGTAACTGTTTTGGTGTTCAGCATTTCCACCCGTCTACGTACAGGACGACCGGCATCACGCTTGTATTGACGAACGATAGCACCGCTATCGCGAATCATATTCGCGTAACCCCGTAAATCGGATACCAAAGGCATCCAACCGAACTGTACATTGAGATAGTCGTCACCCGCGTTTTTCGCGACCTTCGTTCTATCTTTCATTGTATGTACCCCAAAGCGGGGCAGACCCTCGGAACGTAATTCTCCGAGAGTCTGGTACAATGAAACGGACGGTGAAGTAGGTGCACTACGCGCAATTGCCGTAGTGCCATAAGCATCCATTGCGGCATCGCTGCCGTATGGTGCTAATGGGATCATATCTGACAGGAACGCAGAAAGTTGACTATTACTAGTCGCATAACCCGGTCCTGTCAAACGCCTTCCCTTAAACAGCCCCTCAGTCAAAGTTTCATTCCAAATATATGGAAGTTCTTTGATTGTGGTTCGTCTGTGTGAGAAGGGTCCTCCTACATCGCCATGACCAAGATTGGCCATCTTGTGGTTGAATGACGTCTTCGTTTCCGTCTGAAAAGGCGGTTGCGACGAGCG